CAGTCAACAACTTGAGAAACTCAAGAAGGCTGCATCAGTTTATCAACTCCCTGATGTATCTGCCATTGGTGAGAATGGTGTTATCAAACTCGTATCTCGTGACAAGAAGAATGATACATCGAATGACTTCTCTATCATTGTTGGTGAGACCGATAATGATTTCGTATTCAACTTCAAAGAAGAGAACCTGAAGATTATTCCTGGTAACTACAATGTAGTTGTATCTTCTAAACTGTTGTCTCGTTTCAGCAATCAGAACTACGATGTTCAGTATTTCATTGCCATGGAGCCGGACAGCACATTTGGTTGATTATGACAGACTGGAAAGAACTATATGGCAATCTTCCTGACTCCGAGTTAGATAAGATTGCAGTTCTTCGTGTCATGGAATGTTCTAATGGAGTAATTCAATACGCATTCCGTGATGGCTTAGATCACGCATTACCAATTGAACAAACCCGAGAGGTAATGAAATTTAGTATGTCATGTATTAAGAACATGGCCATACCTCTTATAGAAGAGACTATTACCTTTTTACCAGAAACTCAAGAACTGATGCGTCAAGCAAGAGAGTTCTATATCAATGGTGTGAAGAAAGGTAGTGATAAAGACTATGCTGAGTTTATGAGAATTTCTGAAGCCACTGCACAAGTATGTGGAATGGAAAGGATTGTAACAGCATTGAAACTCTTGGAAAAAGAAGTTGACGTTTTTCCTGAAGGCACACTAAACTGGGGTGTGCAATACTTGATGCAATTTTTTAGTAATGAATATCTTCATAACTTTTTTGAAGCCATGGCAACGCACCAGGGTTCTACCTGATGTAATCTACAGTAATGAATATTTTTACTAAATAAATAAAAGATATTCATTATATGGAAACTTTCTTCTGTAACAAGTGTTGCACAGATGTTACTGTTGAAAACTGGTATTATTCAGTAAGAGGCAGAGATAGTATGTGTAAAACTTGTAGAAAAGCATATCGTAAAGATGCCAAAAGAGAATACACAAAAAAATATGTGCAGGAACATAAGGAGGAACAGAAAGAAAGAATGGTAGTCTGGAGAAAAGAAAACCCAGAATACCAAAAACAATGGACTAAAAATTGTCCCGAAAGTCAGTTATTGCGTTCGGCACGAAGTAGGGCAAAACAAAAGGGTCTAGAATGTACTATCACACAAAAGGACATTATTATACCACATTTGTGTCCAGTCTTCAAGGAACCTTTACAAAAAAATACACCTTATGCTCCTTCGATTGACAGAATAGATAATAGTAAGGGTTATACACCAGATAATATTGCTATTATGTCAAGACGTGCAAACCGGTTGAAAGGAGAAGGAACATTGACAGAACACCAAATGTTAGTAGAATGGATGAGAAACCAGGAGTTGTGACTTGAACATTTTTGTAACCAGCTCGGATCCATGGCAGAGCGCCAGGGTTCTACCAGATAAACATATTGTGAAAATGCCTCTGGAGACCTGTCAACTCCTCTCTATCGTCTGTTCAGACAAGTGGGGTCATGGGTTCGGTACCTTACCCAAGGCCGATGGAACCCCATACAGCACAGAGAAAGGTGCCTTCCGTAACCACCCCTGTACCATCTGGGCCAATGAGTTCGTAATGAACTGGCAGTGGTTACTGCACCACGGTCTTGCTCTTTGTGATGAGTACACACAAAGGTATGGTAAAGTACACACATGTTTCAATACCTTGAATGCTGCAAAGGAAATCCTACCAACAGGAGATCCTACCGGTAGGTCTGGTAAAGAAACAACTCCTTTTGTTCGTGCAATGCCCGAGGAGTTTAAGTTTGACGATAGTATCTCGACATTTGATGCTTACAAGATGTATATCGCATCTAAACCATGGGTCAAAGATAACTACCTTCGATTGCCGTCAAGAAGACCCTCTTGGTTAGATAAATAATGATGCCTGTTTGGGTCGCACTTTTCAGGTGGGGAAGTAGAAATGCTTCCCCTTATAAATAATATTGCGACCCCAAAAACAGAGCAGATGGAATACTATACTTACGCATATTTGCGTGAAGATGGAACTCCCTACTACATTGGTAAGGGTAAAGGAAATCGTGCATATAGAAAAGATGGAAGACCCTGTGCTACTCCAAAAGATAAAAATAAAATAGTACACCTCAAAACAAACCTAACAGAAGAAGAAGCATTCAATCACGAAAAATATATGATTTTTATTATTGGTAGGAAAGATTTGGGAACTGGTATTTTATTAAACAAATCTGATGGTGGAGAAGGTGCAAGTGGGTGTATTCAAAATGAAGAAACCAGAAGAAAAAGAAGTGTAAAAATGAAAGGGGAAAATAATCCTTTGTATGGTAAAATAGGTAAAGATAGTCCTCGTTATGGTAAAAAGCATACGCAAGAAACAAAAGATAAAATAAGAAAATCTTTACAGGGCAATGTAATTTCTGAAAAATGTAGGCAAGTTGCTAGTGAAAAAAATAAAGTAAATCAACTTGGAGAAAAAAATAGTTTTTATGGGAGAAAGCACACGGAAGAAAGTAGAAGAAAAATGAGAGAGGCAGCAAAACGAAGAAAAGAAAACAGTTCTTGATTTTTGCTGCTTTCTTTGCTAAACTAAACCTGATTGGATATGATAACCACATTGACTGTAGATGATAATGGTGTTCTAACATTTTCTGAAGAAATACTCCAGGAAACTGGATGGAAAGAAGGAGATATGTTAGAATTTATTGATAATGGTGATTCTTTTATTATGAGGAAAGTTGATGAGTCGTAGTGAATTTGTTTGGTGCGAGTCATATCGACCTCAAACTATTGAAGATTGTATTCTTCCTGATGGGATCAAGAATACATTCAAACAATTTGTAGAGAAGGGTGAAGTCCCCAATCTACTTTTGTCTGGTCCACCTGGATGTGGTAAAACCACAGTGGCCAAAGCCCTTTGTTATGAATTAGGAGTAGACTATTATGTCATCAATGGATCCGATGAAGGACGATTCCTTGATACTGTCAGAAACAATGCGAAGAATTTTGCTTCGACCGTCTCGCTTTCGTCAAGTGCTAAACACAAAGTCATTATCATTGACGAAGCTGACAACACAACCCCAGATGTACAACTCTGCCTACGGGCGTTTACTGAGGAGTTCATTGGCAATTGTAGATTCATCTTCACCTGCAACTATAAAAATAAGATTATTGCCCCCCTCCATTCCCGATGTGCAGTCATTGACTTTGCCATTAAGGGAAAGGAAAGACAAGAACTTGCAGCCAAGTTTTTCAACCGTCTCAGGACTATACTTGAGAAGGAGAGTGTGGAATATGATCCAAAAGTACTTGTCGAACTAATTCAGAAACACTTCCCTGACTGGAGACGAGTTCTTAATGAACTCCAACGATACTCCGTCAGTGGTAAAATTGATACAGGTATTCTTGCAGCGTTCAGTAATGTCAAAACCGATAATTTATTCCAGAGTCTCAAAACTAAAGACTTCTCTAAAGTTAGAAAGTGGGTCGTTGATAATCTGGACAATGATCCTAGTGTACTTATTCGTAGTATTTACGATGCTGTATACACACACTTGGAAGGTTCTGGGATTGCTGCTGCTGTCCTCATTATTGCTAAGTATCAGTTTCAAAGTGGATTCGTCGCGGACCAAGAGATAAATATGTTGGCTTGTCTCACAGAGATAATGGTGGAGTGCGAGTTCCGATGACAAGTATTCCAACCAAAGTTGGTATGGCTATGCTCATGACCTACTGGCTAGTCATGGGTGGTATGGTCATCAACTTGTATTATCAAAACATTAATATTGAACAAAATTATGAACGTTAAAGTATTTCGTATGTCTTCTGGCGAAGATGTAGTTGCAGAAGTCCTTGAAGATAAAGATGAAAGTCTTATTGTCATGAACGCAATCGTTGCATTTAATCAAGGTGATGGACAACTTGGTTTCGCTCCTTATGCTCCTCTTCTAAAAAGAACGGAGAAGGAACTAGAAATTAGTAAGAAGTGGATTGTCTACATTGCTAATGTAAATGACGAACTAGTTGAAAAATATGAGGAGATGTTCTCACCCATCAAAACCCCAAGTTCAAAATTGATTCTCTGATATATGACTACTGAATTGAAGGATTGGTTGAACTCAATCAACTTTACGAAAGAGAATCTTATCGAAGAAGATTCAACTCTTGTTAAAGAATATCCCCCCTTTATTATTAATAAATGTTTGTCAGGTCACTTGGATTGTGTCTTGTTTGCTAATGAAATGAATAAGTATCATTTCCTAGATAAAGATATGCAATATAATTTTTATCTAAATATATTGAGAAAGAGGAAGAGATTCTCCCCTTGGCTTAGAAAGGAAAAGGTATCAGATTTAGAGTTTGTCAAACAATACTATGGTTATAGTAATGAGAAAGCATCTCAGGTACTGAAAATACTATCTAATGAACAAATTGAATTTATCAAACAACGACTTGACACTGGTGGAAAAAAATGAATCAGACTGCTGAACCTCAGGTAGATTGGTCTCAGGACCAAATGGTTGAGATCCGATTAAATGAACCTGATGACTTTCTTAAAGTCAGAGAAACCTTAACTCGTATCGGTGTTGCTTCTAGAAAAGAAAAGAAGCTGTACCAGTCATGTCATATTCTCCATAAGCAAGGTAAGTATTTTATCGTTCACTTTAAAGAGTTGTTTGCTCTAGATGGTAAATACGCTAATCTTACTATTAACGATGTTCAGCGTAGGAATCGTATTACTAAGCTTCTTGCTGATTGGGGACTCATTACGATAGTTAATGAAGATTCAATTCTTGATATTGCACCACTGAATCAGATTAAAGTTCTGTCATATAAGGACAAACAAGAATGGATTCTGGAGCAAAAATATAATATTGGAAAGAGAGGTAAAACCGAAGAGGAGGGTTAATGAAACTCAGTAGACCGTTATGTCATTTACGATTGGATCAATGTCAATACTTTTGGTGGGATTCCCGTATAGATCCAAGAGAAGATGACTACGATCCTGATTTTGATCCTAGAAAACCGAACAACGACAAGAGGGTTTCCACACTCTCTTTTTTTATGTCTTGAATAAATAAGTGTGAGACTCCTTTCGTGCGGTCTCTACAAAAGTCGGAAACCCTTATAGGTAGATACGGTTTATACTGTATCTACCTTTTTTGTTACGCTATAAATATAACGGATGCCGTAAGGGTCCACAAAACACAAACTCGCTTTAATAAGGAGCTTAAAATGACCAATCTAACGAAGTATAATGCTGCCGATTTGGATCAGCTAATGCATCAGATTACCAGAAATTCTATTGGTATGGATGATTACTTTACCAGAATTTTCAACGCATCTACCCAAAATTATCCTCCATATAACGTAGTTCAGGTAAATAGTACAGAAACGCGTTTAGAAATCGCACTAGCAGGATTCAAAAAGGAAGAAGTAAATGCTTACACCGAGTATGGAAAACTTTTTATCAGGGGGGAAAAGGAAGCATCTGAACAGACAGGGACGTTTATCCACAAGGGTCTGGCTCGAAGAAACTTTGAGCGATCCTGGACCCTCGCTGAAGACACTGAAGTCTCCAACGTCGTATTTGAAGACGGACTTCTATCAGTGACCCTTACAAAGGTTATTCCAGAACATCATCAACGTAAAGAGTACCTCTAAATAATAGAGGGCTACCTTGTAAATATCGTCGTCGCAGAGGGGTAACTGGCACAATCCAGTTTGACAACCCTCTTTTTATTGGTATAATTAAATTAGGAAAATTATAGGAAAAATGACTGTAAAACTTTTACTCCTGAAATCTGGCGAAGACATTGTCGCAGATATTCAGGAAATGATTGTTGATGAAAAGGTTGTCGGTTACTACCTCAAGTATCCTTGTAGGGTAAAACTTGTTGCTGACATGACCCAAGTAGATGGAAATAGTAAAGTACCATCTAAAATTCAACTTCAACCATGGATGCCACTAAGTTCTGACAAAGTGATTCCTGTGGTTTCTGACTGGGTAGTTACAATTGCTGAACCAGTCAATCAATTAAAGAAAATGTATCAAGACGGAGTGGACCAGTATGAAGCTAGAGAATCTGAAAGTGTTAATCCTGATGAATCAACAGATTCTGTTAGCACAGATTGAAGAAGTAACCTGTGAACTTGGTGATCCTGATTGTAAAATGACGGAACCATTTATTTTAAGTGACGATTTGACCATGACATTACAACCTTGGTTGATTAATGTCACAACTGAAAATACATTTATGATTCACTCGGACAAAATCTTGACGATTACCGAACCCAATAGTAAACTGAAGGACAAATACGAGAGCCTGGTGAAGGAATGAGGGTGCCTATTATATCAAACTTCGCGATAAAAGTCAAACCCCTCGAAGGGCCCTTCTAGCCTTACTGTTAGGGCCCTTATCGCCCTTCATCCAGGAGTAATCCTGCCCCTTACGCTTACCTTCTGCGTATGCTCTTTTTAGAGACTCGCTTCTTTTGCGATTGCTTTCAGCAGAATGGATATTCGTTTTACCTTTTCGGTGAGACGGTTTGCCCTTTTTAGCAGCAGACATTTTCCTTTTAGTTTCTTCAGTATGACTGAAACCAGTGATTCCCTGTCCTCCTTTATCGCAGTTGTATCCCTCTTTGTAAGTGTTGTATAGCTCGATATAATGCTGCTCTCTTTCGTCTAAAAGGTCAGTCTCTTCAAGTGTGACGATTTTGAAAGTGTCCCTTGAATACTTTCGCAGAGCGTGGTATAATGGAGTCTCTACTCCCTTCTTTGCCTGTTGAAAGTGCTGATACACTCTTTGTGAAAGGCGTTGTTTAGTCTGCCCTACATATTTCTTTTGATTAAGAGTATTTTCAATCAAATAGATATAACCCATACTATTTCTCCCTTGTTATTATTTATGTCACTTAAGTTTTACACGAACATTCAATTGGTTGGAAACAATGTTCTCGTCCGTGGTTATGAAAATGGTAAGAGTGTCATGTTCAAGGATGAGTTCCAACCAACTCTCTTTGTTAACTCTAACCGAGAGTCAAAGTATAAAACACTAGAGGGAGATAATCTAGAACCCATTATTCCGGGTTCTATTCGTGACTGTAGAGAGTTCTACAAGAAGTATGATGGTGTAGATAATTTCAAGATCTATGGTAATGACCGATATGCATTCCAATACATCTCTGAAAAGTATCCTGAAGATGAGATCAAGTTTGATATCAGTAAAATTAATCTCATAACAATTGACATTGAGGTTAAGTCTGAAGAAGGATTCCCTGATCCAGATTCTTGTTCTGAAGAGATGTTAACCATCTCTGTTCAGGATTACACAACAAAAAGAATTACAACCTGGGGTAGAAAGACATATACTCCATCCCAGAATAATGTAACTTATTATCATTATGAGAATGAGATTGACATGCTCAACTCATTTATTGCGTGGTGGAATAGAAATCCTCCAGAGATTGTAACTGGGTGGAATGTAAAACTGTATGATATTCCATATCTGTGTGGAAGAATCGATCGCATAATGGGTACAAAGAAGTTAAAACTTCTTTCTCCTTGGGGTATTGTGAGTAGGGAAGCAGTCTTTATTAAAGGTAGAGAGTTTAATACTTTTGATATTGCTGGAGTCACCACTCTAGATTATCTTGAACTTTATAAGAAGTTTACTTATAAGGCTCAGGAATCATATCGACTTGACTACATTGCAGAGGTAGAACTCGGTCAGAAGAAGTTGGACCACTCGGAGTTTGATACCTTTAAAGACTTCTACACAGGTAACTGGAAGAAGTTTGTAGACTATAACATCGTTGACGTGGAACTTGTTGACCGTATGGAAGACAAGATGAAACTGATTGAGTTGGCATTGACCATGGCATATGACGCCAAGGTGAACTATGTTGATGTGATGTTCCAAGTTCGTATGTGGGATACCATCATCTATAACTATCTCAAGAAGAGAGATATTGTTGTACCTCCTAGAGATAGAAGTGAGAAGGAGAAGAGGTATGAAGGTGCATATGTTAAGGAACCGATTCCGGGAAAGTATGATTATGTTGTAAGTTTCGATTTAAATTCTCTTTATCCACATTTAATTATGCAATATTCAATTTCACCAGAAACACTTGTTGAAAAGCACGAACTTAATAATCGTATTGCAGAATTGGAGAAAATGTTGTAGAATATCCACATCTTATAAATAATAATGTGTGGATACAATAAAATAAATGCAACCAAAATTCAACATAACTAAAGAACAACTACATCAACTTTATATTCTTGAAAATAAAAGTCGTAAAGAGTGTGCTGATTTTTTTGGATGCTCTGATCCTCTTATTAAACAAAAAATAAAAAAATATGGACTCCAAAAACCTAAACATTTGGAGAATAAAAATAAAGAAAGAAAGGAAACTCTTTATTGTGAAAATTGTGGTTCTCCATTTATTGTAAGCAGATTTAGAGCAATAAGTGAAAAATGGAAACTTCGTTTTTGTTCTCATTCTTGCTCTACTAAATTTAGATATTTGGGTAAAGAGCATAAGAGGGCAGTTTTAAACTCTATTGCTGCTCGCAGAAGATGTAGGATAATAGATGCTTTTGATGAAACTGCAAATCAACAAAAAATAAATAAGATTTATTGTGAAGCAAAACGATTAACAGAAGAAACTGGTATTCCTCACGAAGTGGACCACATAATTCCAATTTCAAAAGGAGGAAAGCATCACGAAGACAACTTGCAGATTATTACTATGAGTGAAAACCGCAAAAAGCATACTAAAATTATGGAGAATTGAAATGTGGAAAGATGTTCGTCAAATGTCTCCCCAAGAAATTAAAGAAGAATTGGAAGCACTTAAGAAAGTAAGAGAACTTTCTAGTCAAGTGAATGTAGATAAACTTCTTAATCAAGAACTAGATTTAGAACCTTTGAAAAAAACTAATCTTACTATAACAGCAAACGGGGCACTCTATCATAGGGTGAAAGGTATGCTGCCAGAACTGATGGATAAGATGTATAAGGAAAGAACAATCTTCAAAAAGAAAATGATTGTTGCTAAACAAGAATACGAAAAAAAACCATCTAAAACTCTAGAAAAAGAGATAGCAAGATGTGATAACTTCCAGATGGCTCGTAAGATCGCATTGAACTCTTGCTATGGTGCAATTGGTAATCAATACTTCCGCTTCTTCAAACTTGCCAATGCAGAAGCAATTACCATGTCAGGTCAAACTTCTATTCGATGGATTGAGAATAAGGTAAACGGGTATCTAAATAACTTATTACAAACTCAAGATACGGATTATGTCATTGCATCTGACACTGACTCAATCTATATTAACTTTGGACCTATTGTTGATAAATTTCTTTCTAGTAAGTCTGATAATAAGGTTGAGGTTGTGTCCATACTTAATAAGATCTGCGAAGAGAAGTTGGAACCTTTTATTGAGGAGTCTTACCAGGAACTTGCGACGTATGTAAACGCATATGATCAGAAGATGCAGATGAAACGGGAGAATATTGCAGACCGTGGAATCTGGACAGCAAAGAAGAGATATATTCTCAACGTATGGGACAGTGAAGGTGTCCGATATTCAGAACCTAAACTGAAGATTATGGGTATTGAGGCAGTCAAGTCATCTACACCTGCACCTTGTCGTAAGATGATTAAGGATGCTCTTAAGTTGATGATGAATGGAACTGAAGACGAGGTAATTGAGTTTATTGAAGACTCTAGACAAAAATTCCGTAAGATGCAACCGGAAGATATTGCATTCCCTCGTTCAGTGTCTGATGTGAAGAAGCATAGGAATCATTCAACTATCTACGGTAAGGGTTCTCCTATTCATGTTCGTGGGGCTCTTCTATATAATCATTATATTAAAGAGAAAGGTCTGACGAATAAGTATTCTTATATCAATAATGGTGAGAAGATTAAGTTCATCTACCTTAAGACCCCAAACATTATTAGAGAAAATGTAATCTCGTTCATTTCAGATTTCCCTAGTGAGATTGGTCTTGACAGATACATTGACTATGACCTACAATTCAGCAAAGCATTCCTAGAGCCACTCAAGACTATTCTTGATGCTATTGGATGGCATGTTGAGAAAACTGTAAACCTTGATTCGTTTTTTGTTTAATGGACTTCTTACGCGATATTGTAAAAGAGATTGGAGATGAATACACACAACTCGCAGCAGACATTGACGAAACTGAAACATACGTTGATACTGGTTCGTTCATCTTTAATGCTCTTGTATCTGGGTCTATCCGTGGTGGTGTTTCTGGTAACAAAATCACTGCAATTGCTGGTGAAAGTTCTACTGGAAAGACTTTTTTCTCACTCGCAGTGGTCAAGAACTTCTTGGATACTAATCCCGATGCATATTGCCTTTATTTTGATACTGAGGCAGCTATCACTAAGTCACTCTTAGAGAGTCGTGAAATCGACCTTAATCGTCTTGTTGTTGTTAATGTAGTGACTATCGAAGAGTTCCGTAGTAAGGCACTCAGGGCAGTTGACATGTACCAGAAAAAACCCGAAGAAGAACGTAAACCTTGTATGTTTGTGTTAGACTCTCTAGGTAATCTTTCAACCAATAAGGAGATTGAAGATACTCTAGCAGAAAAAACTACTAAAGATATGACAAAGGCACAATTAATCAAAGGTGCTTTTAGAATGTTGACTCTTAAAATGGGACAAGCAAAGATACCTTTCATTGTAACTAATCATGTTTACGACTCAATGTCTTTA